GCTCGAAGAACGGGTTCTGGCTGGCGATTCCGCTCCCCGCCGCTGGCAAGTCCCTGCGCGGTGGCAGGATCACCCCCGGCGAATGGGAACGGCGACGCGGGCTGCGCCTGCGCTTCGTCTATCGCCGCCGCGGGCCAAGCCTGCTGGTGGCCGAGGGGCGGCTGAATACAAAAGGTCGCGCGGTAGCGAGCAGGTCCAAAACCGGGCGCGGCGTGGCGACTGTACCGATCTTCCTGCTGGTGCCACAGGTCAAGCTGGGGAAACGGCTCGATCTGGCGCGCGATGCAGAGCGGGCAGTGGATGGCGTGCCGGGGCTGATCGTGGCGAAGTGGGTGGAGGGAAAGCTGTCATGAGTTCCGTTGTAGCGGCCCAGACCGGGCCTTCGTGGATGGCGCAGCTAACGGCAGAAGTGAGCCCTCTCGACCGAATTTCTGCAATGCGGCTAAAGTGTGCTATCATGGTAGAGGCAAAAACCTTCAACAACTGCTTGAGTTTTGAACGGGGTTTGTGGCAGTGTCAAACGAGGTATTTTGCAGGCGTGCCAAAAAGGAGGGTTTTTGGAGTGCGCTAGGATCTGGTTTACGGACGCAAATTCCGGTCGACGACCTCATGCCGTGGAACTTTGACAAGCAAGCCTGACACCGCTTAACTACCAATAAATATTCTTTACTGCAATTATGACATCATTGAAGACGGGGTAAGACATGAGTATTCGCAAGTTACTGGGTAGAGCCGCCATTGTTGGCGCTGGCATTGCCGCTGTTTCTATTGCCAAACAGGTTAAAGCAAAGAGCGACCGAGGGCTGGTCGATCACATGATGTCCGACCGCGCCGCCCGTATGACACAGGAAGAACTCGACCTTCTAGAAAGCTATATGTCAGATCCCGCTGTCGTCGAAGCCTTCAACAGGCTTCAAGGCGAACGATGGGATGGTCAGGTGGAGCGGATGAATCTGCCGTATGAGGAAGCTATCACTGCAATCGATGCAGCGCAGACGCGCGACTCGTCCCGCAAGTACACTGTCGCAGAGACCAAGGCGAGGCAGGCGATGGCGATCCTATACGAGGCCATGTCGCGCGGCGCTGAAGCGCGGGTCACGACTCAGAAGCTACTAATCGACGCCGGTCTGTTTGAGCATTTCGCCGATGCTGATCATCCGATGCGCCTGCTTGTGACCTTTCTTGATGAAAGCGCTGGTATCGATCCTCAGACATGGTGGAAATGGCTCGACGACAGGGCTTCTCGGGGCCATCAAGACTTCATATCCTTGATGAAAAAGGTATTTGATGAGCGGGACTATCAAGCAAAGCTTGCTCTACTGCGCAACGAGGGTCTCGATAGGGACTGACCCTGTGCCATCAGCTAATTTCACGCGTTAGCAAGTTTGCTGGCCGAAGACATCGACACGACCATCCCGGCAGGGCGACTAGATCCAACTATTTAACATCCATCGCCCAGTTCAAGCGTGAGCAGATTTTCAGAGCTGGCGAGATAATTGCGCCGTTCGACTCATTGGATCGTACTTAAAGCCACGGAGAACGCCATGTCAGAGAAACGCTGGCTCAGTTCGAAGGGTGGGATAAAAAACCGCTGGTGATTGGGACATTGGCGTACCTTTCCTTTGCATGCTGCGCCAGCCAATAGCGTTCAAAAACCACCGTTTTTGAACGGCCTCCCCGAAGCTGACATTGGTGCACTTGCAGCGAAAGCTTACTTTGTCCGCAGAGCAGACCCTGGTGCTTGATGCATCGAAGGTCCGCAATCCGTCACCTCGTCTCGAATGCTGCATTCGCGCTTTCACCCTGATCCGGTCTCGAAGCTGCTGCTGCGCTGACGAACAACAGATTGAGCAAGTATGCCCACACTCCGCGAAACCATCCTCGCGGCCCTGCACACCGTGCTGCAGGCGCTGCCCGCCATCGCCTTGCGCGGCGACGTGCTGCCCGAGCGCGTCCCGACCAATGGCCTGCTAATCCTGCGCGACGGAGAGCCGGGGGAGCCCGAGGTGACGCTCTCGCCGCTGCGCTACCATTACCAGCACCGCGCCGAGATCGAGGCAGTGGTGCAGGGCGCTGACCGTGACGCCACGTTCGACACCCTGACCGCCAGCATCGGCGTGGTGATTGCCGCCGACCGCACACTCGGCGGCCTTTGCGACTGGGTCGAGGCGGAAGCGCCCCGTCCGGTTGATCTGCCCGTCGAGGGTGCTGTGGCGCTCAAGGCAGCCGTCATTCCAGTGATGCTGCACTATTCAACGGCTGATCCGCTGGTATGAGCGGCGTTCAGCAGGTCCGGTAATAGCCGCCGGAGAACCGACAGTATTCAGTTGCGACCCCTGCGCGGATCATTTCCGCAGCGATATCCCGGCCATCAGGCAGAAAGCACTGACCGACAATGCGGCCGTATCGATCAATGTCGCGAACGCGGCAGGTCAGGTCCTGTCCAGAAACGAGTCGGGTCATGGTTGTTGTTGCCGCAGCCGCACCGACCTCGTTGCGTTCAGGTGCATCAAGCCCCCAGACACGGATTGCACGATCGAGCCCACGGATCCGGAATGTGTCTCCGTCCGTGACACGGCTCACCGTCCCGCTGACAGTATTTGATTGTGCGAACGCGGGGCCATGCCACGAAACGAAGCTGGCGAGGACGCCCAGCAGCGCGGCACCGATCAAGCGTCGCGCGCGCTTTCCGGTGGGGGACGTCGTCTGTTCTGCATTCATGGCGCTCGTTTGCGTCATCGTCGGAGCGATCGCAAGCCGACACTACCATCATCATGAAGGAGTTGAGACATGGCACGAGCCCAAGGGGCGCGGGCGCAGATGGCGCTTGCGTTCGAGACGACCTATGGAACGCCGCCGGTGGGCGGCTTCACCAAGATGCCCTTTGCCAGCACATCGTTGGGATCGGAACAGCCGCTTCTGAACAGCGAGTTGCTCGGATACGGCCGCGACCCACTGCCGCCGATCAAGGATGCGGTGACGGCGGACGGCAACGTTGTCGTGCCGATCGACGCGGAGGCGTTCGGCTTCTGGCTGAAGGCGGCCTTTGGTGATCCGATCACCTCCGGCGTCGGACCCTACACCCATGAGTTCCGCTCCGGTGGCTGGACCCTGCCGTCGCTGTCGATCGAGACCGGCATGCCGGAGATCCCGCGCTTTGCCATGTACTCGGGCTGCGTGCTCGATACGCTCAGCTGGCAGATGCAGCGCTCAGGCCTCCTGACCGCGACCGCCAGCCTTGTGGCACAGGGTGAGAACATCACCGCCGCATCCGCTGCGGGCACGCTCACTGATCTCGGCTTGCAGCGGTTCGGGCATTTCAACGGATCGATCACCCGCAACGGTACGGCGCTCGGCAACATCGTCTCGGCCGAGATCACCTATGCCAATACGCTTGATCGGGTGGAGACCATCCGCTCCGACGGGCGCATTGATGGGGCGGACCCGTCTATTGCGGCACTTACCGGCCGGGTCGAGGTGCGGTTTGCAGATCAGGTGCTGGTGAACCAGGCGATCAACGGCGATCCCTGCGCGCTTGAGTTTGCCTATGTGCTGCCGTCGGGAGAGAGCCTGACGCTGACCGCCCATGCCGTCTATCTGCCGCGCCCGCGCATCGAGATCTCTGGGCCGCAGGGCGTGCAGGCCACCTTCGACTGGCAGGCCGCGCGCGACAGCACGCTGGGCCGGATGTGCACCGTCACTCTGATCAACGGCATTGAGGAGTATTGATCCATGCTGCGCCTGAACCTTGCCCGCGAGCCGTACTGGCTCGCTCTTTGCCTTGGCGTGCGCGTCCGGGTCGAACCGCTGACCACCGCGCTGATGGTGGCGGCGCGCAGCGACCCGGCCGTGCGCGGCCTGCCTGAGGGCACCAGCGATGACGAGATCGCCGTGATCTTCGGCAAGGCGCTGGCCGAACGTGCCATCCTCGATTGGGAGGGTGTCGGCGATGCCGAGGACACTCCAATGCCGATCAGCCCGGAGGGGATCACCGCACTGCTCGATATCTGGCCGATCTTCGAGCGTTTCCAGATGGGCTATGTTGCGAAGGGTCTGGAGCTGGAAGCGGAAAAAAACGTCTCCGCGCCCTTGCCGACTGGGTCTACGGCGGGGGCGCAGCCTACTGTGCAGCGTGCACGCAAAGCTGCCAGGACTGCCCGCAAATCCTGAACGCCCCACACACGCTGGACGGCTGGCAGGTCTGGGACCTGGCCGGACGGCTGGGTGGTCAGATCCGCGCGATGCCGGGCGCAATGGGTGGTGTCGTGCTGGGCTGGGACATGAGCGTGGCCTTGGCCATGGCGGATGCACTGGGCATCGATCCGCGCGCGGCTGTCGAACTCCTGCCGGTCATTGAAGCTGTGATGGTGCGCAAACTCAACGAACAAACGGACACGCAATTGGGAGGACAGCATGAATGAGAAGCGGGTTTCAGTTCGCCTGTCCGCCAGCGGCGGGCGACAGGTGCAGGCCGAGCTGGTGGGTGTCGGCGATGCAGGTGCGCGCGGGTTTGGGCGGCTGTCGCGCGAGATGGAGAGCGCGAATGCCCGGCTGGCAGTCTTTGCACGGCGCGCCCGCGTGGCAATGGCTGCCGCCGCCGCCGCAATCGCGGTCGCAGCGACTGCGATGATCCGCTCAGGGCTCCAGACAATTGATGCGCAAGCCAAGCTGGCCGCCTCGCTCGACACCACGGTCGAGAGCATTCAGGTTCTGGAGCGCGCGGGCGATCTGGCGGGCGTGTCGATGGGGCAGATCGAACAGGCCACCATGCAGCTGACGCGGCGGCTGAGCCAGGCCGCTGCGGGCACT